GGGGGGTTTCTATGGATATTGGTTCGATTGTATATTATGTTGTTTGTGGTATCATCACAATTGCACTTGCAGTCAAGGGGTTCTTTGATAACAAGAAAGCAAAAAATAGAAATATGTATACCAAGTCTGTTGAAGATGATAATGCAAGGCTTGAAATACTTGGTAAAATTAGTGAATTTTGTGTTGAAGCTGAACAAGTCGTTGGTAAAGGTAATGGACCTATTAAAGAACTATATGTAACTTGTAGAGTAGATAAACTTGCACACGAAAAAGGTATCATTATAACACAAGATGAAATTAAGTCTGAGATAGAAAAGGTGCTAACAGCACCACAAAAGAAGGTGTAATATGACTATTGAAGAAATGAGAGATGCATACGCAAAACTACAAGATGAACATAAAACTGCATTGTCTGAGTTAGAACAACTAAAGGCAGATAATGAAACAAGTAAAGCAAGAATAAAAGAACTTGAAGATTACAATAGGAAATTGTTTAGTAAATATGTTTTATCTGATGAAAAATCACAAGATGAAGAAAAACCACTAATGGATAATGTTATTGACAAAATAAAAGAAAATTTAAAATAGGAGTAAAATATGGCAAAACAAATTACTAATGCTGAATTAATTAATGCAATTATGCAGGGTGCAAGTTATTCTGATAGAATACCTGTTGCTACCCAAAACAACTTGAGTGATGTTGCAGATGCAATTCTTAACTATGCACCTGCTAAAAACGATATATTGACAGCCCTATACAATAAAATCGCACTCACAATTATCAATTCAATGGAGTTTGACAACCCATTTGCAAGATTTAGAAGGGCAGATATTAACTATGGTGATACACTAGAAGATATTTTTGTAGACCTACCTGAAGGCTATGAGTATGATGCTAGTGATACTAACCCATTTGCACAGGTAGCACCTGATGTAAAGGCTTTGTACTCTACTATTAATAAACAACTACAATATGAGCAGACTATCTGGGATGCTGAGTTTAGAAGGGCTTTGCGTTCACCATATGGTCTAGATACTTTGGTAAATAGAATTATTAACTCACTAAATGTAGCATCTAGAGTAGATGATTTCCTAATTGCTAAAGAAATTCTATCTCAAGAAGGTATTATGGGTAAAGTTGTTTATATGGGTGCTGAAACTGGCACACCTGCTACTGATGGTAAAACTTTACTTGATGCTATTAAAAATGCAAGTGCAGGTATGAAATTCCCTTCGCGTCAATTTAACCAACAGGGTGTTATGAACCATACACCAATGGATAGACAAGTACTAGTTATTAACTCTAAATATAAAAATATTGTAGACCTTGATGTACTTGCAGGTGTATATAACCTAGATAAAGTAGATTTCAAGCAGCAAATTATTGAAATTGATGGCTTTGCTGATGATGAGATAGTTGCTGTATTAATGGACGAAAAATTCTTGAATTTCCATTATGCTTTGCAAGATGGTGGTTTAATCTATAACCCTAAGGCTTTGGCTACTAACCATTTCTGGAATAGTTGGTCTATCAATACTGCATCTCTATTCCAAAATGCCGTTATGTTCAAATTCCATGATTTAATTACTTTGACAATTACTGCAGGTTCTCATGGTAGTGTAACCCCTGCATCTTTGAAAGTACCTAAAGGTAGTAAACCTGCTATTGTATCTAATGTAATTACAATAGATGGTAAGACTATTACAGCAACTGCTGATAGTGGCTATGTATTTAGTGCTTGGTCAGGTGCAACTGATGGTACAGCAATTAATAGTAATACAACTATTACTGCATCTTTTACTAGTGAATAATAATTAATTAAAAGGGTAGAAGATAATTCTACCCTTTATTTATTATAAGGAGTTTTTATGGCAATTTTACAATTACTTAATGTAAATTATCTCAATAGTGATTATAACCATACAATAGATTTTGCTGATGTTGATGCACAGGAAGATTATTTTGATGCACTTGTAAACACTACTATTGATCTACCTACTAATGATGATTATGTTTATATCAGAGAAAATAAAAGAATAAGAGTAGGTATAGGTAAAGCAGATTTAGATGGTGTCAACTATCTTAGATTTAATAATGGCAACAAGTGGTGGTATGCATTCATTAATAATAAAGAGTATGTCAATGAAAATTGTACTGACCTAATAATTGAAATAGATGTATTTCAAACCTTTATGTTTGACTACACTATTAAAGAAAGTTTTATTAGTAGAAGTCATCAAAATAGATATGCTGAATATAGTGATGGTAAAGTCTATGAAGAATATCCCTATAACATTGAAGATGAAAATATAAATGTAGGTAATGAGTATGAACTAGTTGCATCATCAGTTTTGCAAGAAAAAGATGGTGTTGATGATACAATATGGTTTGAAATTGTAACAGGTGAAAGTATGTCAACATGGACAACACCTGACCATTATGAAAATAAAAGTTATACTTTAGTAACTGATAATTATGATACAGGTTTGTATTGTTATCTTGTACCTGTAAAAAAGAGTTCAACAGGTTATTATATGACTGATGTACATGGAACTACACAGGCAATTCAAAAAGATATACTTGAAAGGATAATTGGTAGTGATGCCTTGATTTCCCTTAGAATTTTACCTTATTCACCTATAAAATATACTGCTAGTCAAGTAGCGGGTGGATATAAATTATCATTTACTGAAGGATATGATAGTGCTTTGCCTACAGGTACAGAACCATACACATATAGTGTTCATTTAGTTGAGTGTAACAATAGTAATTGGGGTGGTATTAATTTAACAACTGGTACTACTAGATGGTGTATTAATGTACATTATTATAAAGATAGTATACGAAATGTACTTGAATATAATGATATTACACCTACACCTGCATATAACACTAATACTTTTGCACCGGGTCAAACAAAAAGACTAGACCCTAAAACAAAAATATATCCATATAGATATGCCGAAATTACTGATTATCAGGGTGAAGGTTTAGTAATTAAAAGACAAAATCTATGTACCCCTGCAGGTATTATAGATGGTGACAAAAATGAAATAGAATTTAGGCAGAGTTTGAGCGTTATGCCTAAAATTAAGTATTATGTTACAAACTATTTAGGTGATAGTCAAGGTAAGAAAGAAAATTATATAAATAACAATATATGTGAAATGCCATTAATCAATGATGCATATCTTTCATATATTTCTCAAAATAAAGCAAGTGCAACTTATGGTATGGCTATAAATACTTATCTTGATGTAGGAACAAATATTGCACGAACTGCGGTAGGTATAGGAACAGGTAACCCATTTGCTATATCTAATGCTATTAGTGGTGCATCAAGTACTATTAAAAATATTACTAATGAAATAATTAAGTTTGAAGATTTGAAAGGTGTACCTCAAAATCTGAAGAAATTAGGAAATAATGGTGAGTTTGATTATTTAGATAATAATTTAAAAATTAGAGTAGCATATTATTCTATAAAGACACCATATAGAAATAGGCTCAATGACTATTTTTATAGATATGGATATAGTTATAAGAAATTTACAACCCCTAACCTAAAATCTAGATATTATTTCAACTACATTCAAGCACCTGATATGTGTATTGATACAGGCATAGATAATGAGTATATATCTAAACTAAAGTCTATATTTGCTAATGGTATTACTATATGGCACTATAGAGATAGTGCAACTTGGGGTGGTGTAGAAAATTATCAATATGACAATGTTGAAATGAGTTTACTAAACTAAAGGAGTGATTATGATAAATTTAAACTTTAATGATGTCTTTTATAAACTGAAAAAGACTAAAGAAAATGAAGAACAATTAGCCTTGACTACTTGGCACATTAATAACTTTATCAATATTGCATCTAACCTATTCAAGTATGAAGGGCTTGATGCTTTTGGTGAAGATTTAACTAGTGAGATAGTCGAAAGGGGATATATTTTTAATGGTGTCAATGTTGCCTTCAAGGATAAACATCTAGGTAATTTATGCCTACCTGCTATGGCTAGTAGTAAGTTGAATGTATATGGTATTCCACAACAATATAATGCTGTAGGATATAATGGTAAAACTTGGAACTTGAATACAGACAATGCTGTATTACTAAGGAACAATGGCACATTCTCACCTGATTTACCACTCATAGTTCACTATTGTGAAAGAATAGCGGACTGCGAAATGGCTATGAAAACTAATATTAATATTAATAAAATGCCTTTTGCTCTGAGTGGTGATCCTGACCAACTGCTAACTATGAAGAATATCATAAAGAAAATTACAGGTAATGAAGTTGCACTTTATATGCCTAAGAAAATAAAGTCAGTTGCAGGTGAACCTGTAGAGTGCAAGGTGCTGAATACAGGTGCTGAATATCTTGCTGATAAGATGAATGATAGCAAGATGGACTATATCTCTAGTCTACTAACCTACTTAGGACTAGACAATGTGTCAGTAGAAAAACGAGAAAGACTAAACACTACTGAAGCAGGTGCAAATGATGAACATATAAAATCTAACTTATACCTAAAATTGAAATGCAGACAAGAAGACTGGGATAAAGTCAACAAAATGCTTGGAACTAATGTTAGAGTTGATATTAATTATGATTTCATTGAAAATTTCAAATATGAAATGGAAGATGAATTGAATAAGCAAAAGGAAGGTGATATTAATGGCTGAATATACAATGGAATTAAATCAGGTACAAAATAAATTACTAGAAGAAAGTAGAACTATTTTTGATTTTGACTATGATTTACCTGATTTTATGAATAAGAATGAGTTACAAAATCAGTTCTATGCTCACTACTATTTCAGAGAAATAGGCTCTGAAACTATCCCTAGATGGCTACAGAGATTTCAAACTGCTTGGCTTGAAAAACTAGCCGAGTATGAACCAAAATTTATTGCTTGTCACGAACAACTAGATAGTGAAGAACTATTAAACACTTACAAGACTATTATTAAAGATACTAATACATATCAGGCAACACCAATGTCTAGCCTTGACCCTACTAAGTCTTATGCAACTAGTATTAATAATGTTGATGGTGAACATAGTGGTTACACAGGCAACTTATTTAGAATTGCTACTGAAATTATTAAAGAACATACACAAGTAATTAATAATTTTATACAAGAGTTTGATTATCTATTTATGGGGGTGCTATAATATGAGTGATAAATATCAAGATATACTAGACAATGTATCTAATATTGAAGATTTAAGAAATACTACAATTCTCAAAACCCTAGAAGATTTTAAAGAATATATTGAAGATAATGCTGTGATGGGTCCACAAGGACCACAAGGTCAGCAAGGTTTGCAAGGTGTTCAGGGTGAACAAGGTTTGCAAGGTGTTCAAGGTGAACAAGGTCCACAGGGTTTACAAGGTGAGAAAGGTGACACAGGTGCTACTGGTGCTACTGGTCCACAAGGACCTGCAGGTGAAAAAGGTGCTAAAGGTGATACCGGTGATAAAGGTGATAAAGGTGACACAGGTAACACAGGACCACAAGGTCCACAGGGTGTTCAGGGTATTCAAGGTATTCAAGGTCCTAAGGGTGATGATGGTAACGATTTCAAAATTGATGGATATGTCAATAGTGCTTTACAACTACCACAAAACCTAACAAGTGCTGATGTAGGTACTGCATACCTTGTTGGTTCTGAAACACCTAGAAGGGTTTATCTATGGGGTTATGCACCTGATGGTGTAACTCTACAATGGTCAGACCAAGGCTACTTGCAAGGTCCACAAGGTGAACAAGGTCCACAAGGTGTTCAAGGTATTCAAGGACCTACAGGTGCTACAGGTCCTGCAGGTGCTAATGGAACTAATGGTGTTACACCTACTATAACAGCAACTGCTAGTGTAGGTAGTGGTACAGGTACACCTAGTGTAAGTGTTACAAAATCAGGTAGTGATGCTAACCCTACATTTAGTTTTGCCTTTAATAATCTAAAAGGTGCTAAAGGTGATACAGGTCCTACCGGACCACAAGGTCCTCAAGGTGTTCAGGGTGAACAAGGCAATACAGGTCCGCAAGGTCCTACAGGTGCTACTGGTCCTGCAGGTACTATTACCGTTAATGGAACTAGTTATAACAATGTAACTGCTGATACTAGTGTCACTAGAAATAGTAATAATCTAGTTACAAGTGGTGCTGTATATAATGCAATTATGAATATGGTTTACCCTGTAGGTAGTATCTATATATCTTGGGACACAAGTGCTAACCCTAATAATTTATTCCCTAATACAACTTGGGTTAGAATAGCCAATGATGCTACACTTATTGCTAGAGATAGTAAAGCAGGTGGTGCAACTGGTACTAATGGTAGTGTGCCTGAAATTTATGGTGATTTTACAGTATGTACTAGAGATAAAACTATATTCCCTAATGGTGCATTTAGTAACCTTCAAACAGGCTTGGGTGGTTCTGCACAGATTGGTGGTGGATACTATGCTGTAAAAGGTGGCTTTAGTGCTAATAAGTATAATTCTATATATTCCAAAACAGTAACTGATAAAGTTATACCTTATGGCTATTGGGTTGCTATGTGGAGAAGGACTGCATAATGAATAAATATTATGATTTCACTAACCTACTATCTAGAAATAAGTTTATGAACTTTATCATAGGACACAGGGGTGTAGGTAAAACATTCAGATTTAAAAAATGGTGCATTGATGATGGTATCAATAATAACCATAAGTTTGTATGGGTTAGAAGATATGAACCTGAAACTAAAAAGGCTAAAATGTCATTCTTTAGAGATATACAATTTAAATACCCTAAAGTAAAATTCACAACTAGGGGTTCTAATGATAGTGGTGAATTTATTGCAGATGGTAAAGTAATTGGCTACTATTTAACACTATCTCAACAGAGTAAATATAAGTCTAACCCATTCCCTGATGTAGATAAGATAGTATATGATGAGTTTATTATACTCAAGGGTGCTGTACATTATATACCTAATGAAGTTGTCAATTTCCTTGAATTAGTAGATACTGTATTCAGAGATAGAGATAATGTCAGGGGTGTGTACTGTATAGCAAATAATATATCCTTTAATAACCCATTCTTTCTATACTTTGGTATAAAGCCTTTTAAAGAAGAATTTTATACCACTACTAAAAATGGCGGTCAATTACTGGTACAAAACTATAAAAATCAAATTTACATAGATAACAAAAAAGCCACCCGTTTTGGTAAATTAGTCGATGGTACTGCATATGGTGAATATGCTATTGAAAATGTAACACTAGATAATAGACCTGAGTTTATAGCAAATAAAACACCTGCATCTAAATTTCATTATGTGATCAAATATAAGAAATTTATGATAGGCTTTTGGCTAGACTGGGGTGAAGGTAAACTATATGCTAGTACTAAATATAATAAAGATGCTGTGCCTTATTGTGTAACTAGAGAAGATATGACACCTAATACATACCTAATTAGAAATATGAGTAATTACTATGTAAAAGACCTTGTGTGGTTCTTTGAGAATGGTCTATTGTTCTATGAAAATAACCAAGTGCAGAGTATATGTGGTGAAATACTTTCGTTCTTTATCAGATAAAGGAAACCTTTAAAAAGCCACCCCTTATTTTCAAGGGTGGTTTTTATTTTTCATGCGTAAATG